CAGTATTGATAAACGCGGCGCCATGCCCAGGCTTCCACAGATTCTTCGAAGTCTGCGATGATGTTCTGAGTATAACCTCAGAACATACCGCGGACAAGAAGCTTCTATGGAGGCTCGTGACATTGCTAAGAGTTTTGAGCGGGTTATTCAATCCGCTCTAACTCTCCGGTCCAAGGGGACGAAATTTAATCTCCCTGGAAAGGGGAAACCATGTGAGAAGAATAAATATTTTCATCACATGGCTATCCTTGATTCCTTATTAAGGAATCCCGGTACCCGGGAGCATCCTTTGTTTCCGATGCTCTCGGGGCTAGCAATGTCAGTTGCGGGGATTTATAGGCATGTCCCCTATAAGGCAAAATATACTGATTGCTTTTCCACAATCACTTCGCCTTATAAGGGAACTCTCAACCGGGAGAACTTACGTTCTTTGGGTGTGAGAGCCGGTAAATTACTTCACCGCGCCTATAAATCTTCTCTTGGAAAGAAACTTCATGTAATTCTCTCCAAGAGAGTCCTCTGCGATAATATGCCAATCCTACTAACATCAGGTCCTTGGACAAGACCTTCAATGTTAGCAGGATGGTATACAACACCTGATGTTTGGGCGAAGATTAAAACCTTTGTCCAAACATTAGATGTTGAGGACCTTCCTTACTGAGTATCACTACTCCTTAATGAAGGTCCTTTATCGCGGGAGCCCGATAGCGACAAACTTTCGGCTTCTTGCCGGCTCAGTTTTCTTAATGAGACCGGTGGGAAGCTTCGAGTCGTTGCTATCGGGGACCTTCCCCGTCAGCAAATCCTTAAGGGTTTGCATGACAAGATATTCTCGTTGTTGTCTGCCTGATCATGTGATTACACCCATGATCAGAACAGATTCCTTCGAGAATATCGGGAAGGTCTCCATCCCGGATCCATCAGTTGCTACGATTTATCTGCAGCAACTGATAGATTCCCACTTGAATTTCAAGTAGGAGTTTTATCCGGGTTTGGACTCCTTTGCGAGGACGCCGCAACGGCATGAGGAGAACTCATGCTTGCAGGAGATTTTCACACTCCTGCAGGCGTGGATCCACCAATGGTGAGATATGAAGTTGGCCAACCTATGGGCTTTTACAGCTCATGGGCGGCTTTCTCCTTATCTCACCACGCGCTTATGCACTTAGCAATCATGACGAGTGCTAAGCGCGCGGACCACAACGTTCGACAACTGCCCTTCTCTCGATACGCCATCGTAGGTGATGACGTATTGATCAAGGGAAGGACAGTTGGTCCACACTATCTGGAGTGATGTAAGCGACTCGGAGTAGATATTTCACTCTCCAAATCTCTTATATCCTCTCCAGATCGGAATCGTGGAGAATTCCTGAAGAAATTATACTACAATCTCCAAGAATTCTCCCCTTTTCCCCTTCGACTTCTTGAATACTCACAGGTATACAAATCCGATGTTCTGGAATTTTGTCACCTGTGAGGAGACAGAGCCGAAGAGTGTGGACTGGAGGAGTGGTTAGCTCCTCTATCGGACGCTCTCTTCCCAGTTGGGAAGAGGGACCGATGAGTGAAAGCCATCACTGACTACCGCTATATTAGGGTAGTTAGTGACGCCTTCACTCATGGGCTTCTGAGTGAGAGTGATCTCACCCAGTGCCCAACCACAACTTATAATACCCAGCTCCGTGAGGAGTTGAGTACTATAGGTTGTAACCTCAGACATGGATACATGTCCGAGGTTGTGGCCTATAATGAGGGTCTTCCAATCCTCATTATAGGCATGAGTTCTGAGACGCCTCCTAGTGATGTCATTCGCGATCTCGATGAGACCGCGAGTGATCTCACTAGAGGGGCTCTAGCAACATTAACTTCCAAAGGAGATATCCTTCGGAAAGTTAACGAGTTCTACGCCTGTTTCAAGAGGAATAGAACTGTCTTCGATCTCTGATACTCAGAGATCGAGGACTCGCTAGAGTTCAGGGATCCGTTTATCACGGCCCCTGAACGTGCCTTAATTCTGAGGGATCCATCTCAGGATGACATAGTAGTATGTCCTCCTGATTTGGATCAAGATACCACGATCGGCGATCAGACATGACTCGCCGCTCTTGGTATCCCAGTCTCCAGTGTATCTGACTTTGTTTCTAAGGTCAGATACGCTAGAGACCCTTCAGACCGGAAAGGACGGATTATCGCGGCCAAAGCTTTTGGCCACGCCCGTCTTTCTCGGCTTCCTCCTCCTTCTCTTGGCTACTTAATAGCCAAGGCTTCGCAAGTAGCCTACCTTACGAAGGTTGGAAGGAGGATTCGGATTAAGGAATCTCAGACTCATACCCCGAGGGGTCACGGTCGGCAAGCCTTGGTTCAGAGGGTTGGAATCTCTGGCCGTAGCTCACCTCCCTCTGTACTCATTAAGAAGTATCCCTCTGAGTACAAAGGAGGAGATAGTACCCGTGTTAGAAATGGGGTGGAACCCACTCTAACACCCTTAAAATCAATAGGAAAGGGTACTATCTCTGGAGAGGTTAAGTTACCTTTACCTCTCCGAAGGTCTACCAACCTTATGAGATACTGATTAATTTCAGTAGGGTTGGTAGCTCCTCTCATGATAGTGGTTTACACCTGGTGGATTTTGTAGTCCACCAGGGTTACTTGTAGACTACTCCTCTAATTCCTTGCTATAAGCACAGCTTGCTGTAAAGAAGGAATTATGGGTGAACTGTGACTAGAGTAAAGATAACTCTTAGAGACCCTAATTTAAACAGGGCCCCTAAGGGTTATCCCTCAGTCTTTGCTCCTCCCTTCAAGATAGGGGAGTATGAGCTGACTGAGGACTCTTACACAGTTCAGTGCGGGTTGAACCCCGCACTAGTCTACAAGATCCACTAAACGAGAGGAGGATCCTCTTCCTTTGAAAGGGAAG